AGGCGCACGAATTCACGAAGAGGAGCCGGTTCTGCATTGGATGCCGCTTCCACTCCCGCCGGAGGACGAGGAATGAGCGAACCAGACGACCACGCCTCGGACTATGCCGAGGAACGGCATGATGATATTTGCCAGATCAGGGACGTAGACCAAGGCATATCGGCAAACTGGACCGAGATCGAGGCCGACCGCGACCGCGCCGAAGCCCTCCTTGAGACCGACTGGACAACCGAGACACCAGAGACCGAGGCCGCTGTGAAAGCGTCCGGCTCAACATTCGGTATCCCGCTTCGCGAGACCAGCCGCCGCCTAGAGCGCCAGCGCAACGGGCTCTATCAACTCCTCAACCGGAGGGCCGGACAATGAGAAGCCTTTATTACTGCGAGGCCAACGGGGTTTTCGGGCGGTTCGGGGATTACGTATGGGCCGCATCCCGCATGGATGCCGAACTTGAATTTCTCAACAAACACCACGCAAGGCCGACATCAACCCGGCTCGAACGGAAAGCAAAACAATGAGCGAAACCACCGCCCTTATCTCAGCCTTTCTAGTGATGGCGAGCCTCTACACGACATTTCACCTCGGTATCGAGTGCGAACGCGAGCGCATCCGCAAGGAACGCCGCCGCCGGTTCAAAGAAGACAATTCCCCTAAATAATCCCCCACAAACAACAAACAGAAAACATAATAAATATGAAAATACTAAAAGGCAAACAAGCACGACCACAGCGGGTGGTCATCTACGGGGTGGAGTCGGTAGGTAAAACGACTTTTGCCAGCAAATTCCCTAATCCTCTATTCTTGGACATCGAGGGCGGATCGAACCACCTCGACATCGATCGCGTAGCCATATCAACGTGGAAAGAACTTGGCGAATATATCAGCGAAGCCGGGCGTACGGACTACCAAACGGTGGTTATCGATTCCGCGGATTGGGCGGAACGGTTGGCCGTTGAAGACCTCCTCGCCACCAATAAGAAAACCTCGGTAGAGGATTTCGGGTTCGGGAAAGGATGGGTGATGGCAGCGGAGAAGATGAGCCGGTTCTTGACCGCCTTGGATGCTCTCATTGATGCCGGTAAGCATGTCGTTGTATTGGCGCACAGCAAGGTGCAGCGCACCGAGCCACCGGACATCCTTGCCGCATACGACCGCTACGAGCTCAAGCTCTCAAAACAATCCTCTCCGCTCGTCAAGGAATGGGCCGATGAGCTTTGGTTTTTTCGATTCAAAACAAAGGCCGTCACCAACGATGGGGGGAAGGCCAAAGGCATCGGAGGAAAGGAACGGGTCATTTACACAACGCACTCGGCAGCATACGACGCGAAGACACGCTCCGGACTTGCTGAAGAACTCCCTATGGAATGGTGCGCGGTGTCTCACCTATTCCAGCCGGCATCAAAACCCAAGGCCGCGCCTGCGGTGGAGATCATCGGGCGTGAGTCGGTTGCGATCCTCGAAGAGCACGAGGAACTGGTGAATCTCTTCCTTTTTGGGAACGGATCAATCACCGATGGGCAGACGTGGCGTGACGCCTCGCCAAAGCTACGCGAGCAGATCGTGGCACGGCCCGAGGCTTTGGTCACCAAGGCAAAGAAACAAATGGAGGTGGCAGCGTGATCAAAGAAATCTCCCCATCATCCCTGCCAAAGCTGGCAGAGTGCGCGCTCTTCACGGGCGCGCCGGGTGCCAGCGCAGCGGCAGAACGTGGCACGCTCCTAGACCGTGCTTTGCGCGAGCTTTTCATTGATGACCCGACGACCTTCGACACCCTTGTATCCGAAGACAAAAAGGCCGTCGAATGGGGCGCAAATGAACTCCGAGTGCTATCCGGTGGATACCATATAGAGACCCGCGAAGAATACTTAGGAATGGAAGTGCCAGGGCTTTCCAAGCCCGGCACAGCCGATGCGGTATGTGTGCGGGCCAAGTGGGTGGCAGACATCAAGACAGGCCAAGTCAGAAATTACCGCCAGCAGCTCGCCGCCTATGCGCTGGCATGTATGCAAGAGCATTTTACAGACTCATGGACAGCTCATGTCGTCTATATCGACCAACGCCTTCGCCGCACCTACGACTTCACCCGCGAACAAGCCGAGGCCACGGTCAGCAACCTTATCATCGAAGCCTCAAGCCGCACAGCTGAGCCGACGCCTAATGAATACTGCGGGTGGTGTGCAAATGCAGACGGGTGCCGTGCTCTCGTTCGTCAATCCTCCGAGGCATTGGCGCTCGTTCAGTCCGAGACATCCCTGACGGAGATCCGAGACCAGATCCTAGCCAATCCGGTCAGCCTCTCAGCCTTCGCGGCAAACTGGAAGCTCGCAGAAAAGCAGATCGCCGAACCGATCCTTGACGCTCTCAAGGAACGCCTCGGAGCGGGCGAGGACATACCAGGGTGGAAGGTCACCACCGGCGCTGGTCGTCAATTCGTAGAGGCCGACACCATAGCCAAGGCCTCAACCAATGTTTCCAAAGAAACGCTCATCCTCGCCTTGGGCGGAAAGATGAGCGCCGACAAATTTCGCCAGTTCTGCGTCGAGTCCGGCGCCGAAGTGGACGAATCCGCGGTGCAGTCAGGGCCACCCATAATCACCCTGCGCCAAATCAAAAACAAGAAATAATATGCCTACATATACACAATCAGAACCCCGCGAGACCTATTTCGTCGAGCCGGGCAAATACCAAGTCGAAATCACCAACGGCGTCGAAAAGATCAGTCAGGCCGGCAACCCCATGATCAAGCTTACATGCCGAGTTAAGCTTCTAGACGGCACAAACGGTCCGGAAATCTTCGAGCACCTGACATTTACGGCTAAAGCTGCATGGAAGATTGACCAAGTGCGCCAAGCACTCGGGCAGGCCGTAGTGCCAGGCGAAGACCTCACCATTGAAGCCGAGGATTTTGTCGGCATGTCGGCATGGGTTGTCTTAGGCGAAGAGCCTGGAAGCACAAACCCAAACGCTCGATTCAACATTATCGAGCGTTGGGTGGAAGCCAAACAAGCCGCTAAGAAACCGACCAAGGCAACAGCAACCCAAAAAGACGAAGACGGCGACGAAATCCCGTTCTGAGTTTCCTCGCTGAATAAGCAGGGGATCAAGGGGGGCCGCGCAATCCCAAAAAACGCGGATTTTAACAAACAAAAAAACGAAAAATAATATGAATGCTGAACTTAAAACAATTACCCCTGAGTGGGCTAAAAAAATACTGAACGAAAAAAATGCAGGCAATCGAGCAATGAGTCGATTGCATGTTGACGCGCTTGCGAAAGAAATATCAAAAGGAAGATGGAAGGTAAATGGAGACACAATTTGCCTCAATGGTAATAGGTTAATAGATGGCCAGCACAGACTCGCTGCTGTTGTGCAATCAGGAATATCAATACAGTCATTTGTTATTGAAGGCCTGCCATCAGATGTCTTTGATACAAAAGACATAGGGAAGCGTCGTAGCCCTGGTGATACTCTTGGCGTGCGTGGGGAACAAAACGCCTGCCGTTTAGCGGCAAGCTTAGTCATGATTGATAAATACATGACGGGGCGCGTGGATAAGGCTGCTGCATACAGCAATACAGAAATCGAAGAGCTTTTAGAAAAATACCCTGAAGCTAGAAATTCACTGCAAACATCAGACTGCCATAAAAAGTTACTGACGCCATCAGTCCTTGATTCTTGCCATTATTTATTTAGCAGGAAAAATTTACAGCTTGCAGATGAGTTTGTGCAGAAGGTCACGAGAGGAACGGGCATGCAAGAAGGTGAACCATGGTATGTTTTGCGTGAGAGATTAGTAAGAAATTCCACATCAAAAGCAAAGCTCCAAAAACCATACTTAATGGCATTGTGTATTAAGGCTTGGAACTTTACTCGGTTAGGAAAGACGGTTCGTTGTTTGAAATGGTGCGAAGAAGGTTCGAGCGAGGCATTTCCAGTCATCCAGTAAAGCCCCCCCCATGCTACCTGACATCACCCTCCGCCTGAGCATCTGCGCGAACGATTGCCCGATAGGGCCGCGCCTCGAGCGTGGCGTGCCGTTGCCTCCCTACCGGCACACCTACGCCCTCGAGGAGCAACCCCAGGCGGAGGCGGATCTCGAACTCGTCCGCGATTACGTCAATCGGAACCATTTAACGAACAAAAAGAAGAAATGATCTTATCGCCCGATTTTCCAGACCATTACAAAACGAAAATCCTGCTCAAGATGGCAGGCCACGCCGGTGTCTTTTCCCTCATTAAACTCTGGGCGCAATGCCAATTCAGGCGCACAGAACGGATTGAGAAGCCAGCCGAGATCGTGGCAGCGATAGCCGACTGGGAAGGTGACCCGATGGCATTTGAGCAGGCACTTATCAAAGCCGGATTTGCCCACCGCGAAGGCAGCGACTTTGTCCTGCACCAATGGGCTGAACACAACAAGCGAATCCTCAACTCTTGGGACAACGGATCAAAGGGCGGACGCCCAAAAGAAGAAGCCCCGAAACCCAAAAAGCTCAAACTTTAGACCCTATGAAAAACAACCCAACGATAACCCAACCGAAACCCACAGATAACCCAACCGAACCCATGGGTTACCAAACCGAACCCAACGTGGCCTAGATAGATAGATAGAATATCTATTCTATCGAATAGATAGCTGCGCTCTGGCTGTCGCCAGCGCAGCTCAGACGGAAACCACCAAAAACATGAACCTCCGAAAATCCGATTTTTACTCTGCCACGACCCAGACGCAGAACGTCCCGCAAAATCTCTCCGCCGAGCAATCCGCAATCTCGATCATCCTCCAAGCCGATGACCTCCTCGACATGGCAAAGTGGGACCAAGACCTTTTCCTTCAATCTGCCCACCGCACGATCCTCAAAGCGATCAAGGAAACACGCGCCGCCGGGCGACAAGTGAACCTCTTCACCATCCAAGCCAAGCTGGAGGAAACCGGAAAGCTCGAGGAGATCGGCGGGGCCTCCGCCCTTTTCATCATCAAAGAGCATTACCCATGTGCGG